AGGCTTCCATTTTGGTCATGGTTCTCGCCGTCTGCTGGATTCAGTGCTGGAGCCGCGGCAGGGGAACCGCGGCTCCAGTCTCAACCCATCCTACGCGGTGACTAAGTGGCGGGTTGAATTCACGTCGGGATCTTCCCATGGTTCCACGGCTCGCAGACGATGCAGCCGCAGTGCTGGAACGGGTGCCGCAGCATGTGCTTCTCGCGGATCTCGTCGACCTGTGCCTGCAGATCGGCCATTGCCTCCTCCTCGGTATCACCACGACCGATCAGGTCGGTGTGATGCGGGTGATAGACTTGGAACTGAGGCTCAACGAATTCGATTGGGTCTCTGGTCATTTTGCTCACCCTGCTCATTGACTCGCCATACTGGCGGAGAATGTTATTGAAGATTTCAGCGCTCATTGATCTTCTCCTTCAGATCATCGATTGCCTTCTTCTCGGTTCTGCCCCAGCCCATCGGGCTGCGTGAGTCCTCGGCGCCGTCGTAGCTGTCATCATCTACGGCGTGCCATTCCTGGCCCCAGGGTGTGAGGTACATTTCGGTGCGGATGTTCATATGCTCACCTGTATGAATAAGCCGTCGCAGTTATCGATCTTCTCGATCAGGTCCTCAGTTGCGAGCTGTACCTCGGGAGAGACCTTTCGCACCCTCTCCAGATGCGCTCGCAGAGCAACGCGGAGGATCGAGAGATCAAGGGCTGAGGCTTCGTAGGGTTTGTCGTTCATTTGCGTCTTTCCTTCATCGCATCTTGCGCCATTGCCTCGTCATGCATTCCCTCGTTGTAACCTTTGAGCCAAGTCTCAGAGATTATTTTGAATATTTTTTGAGTTAGAAAGTTTACCTTTCCGGCCTCAATGCCATGTCCTGCGAGAAGATCGTGTACGTCGTCCATTGTTGTTTCTTGTTGGTGTTCGCTCATGATTCACCTATGGACAATTGCAGTCTGCTTCAAAGCACTCGTCAACGTGGGCGATCAATGCCTCACGAGTGGAGAACGATTTGGTCGGGTGCAGGCCGATGCCAATGTGTTCACGCCAATTCCCGTGAATGTCCTTTACGAATAACATGTAGGTGTCGTCATTCCAGGTGTCATATACGCGCAACTTCGGCGTGCTGGTTGAGGTCACGGTCATGTCGATCAGGATCAGAGATGGATTTTTGAATGTGGTCATTTGCTTCCCCTGTGTTGATGTTCGGTGTCGTCGCGGTGGATGCCTAGATCAACCATTTGCTTTCCCTATGTTTGATAATTGGCTATATAATAGCTTTCTGAGGTTTATGCTAGCATAAATTAAAGCCCTGTGGAAATGCGGTCAAATAGGGTATTTCCGGCTTTGGAGGGATTTGGCCTGCCCGGCGCCGCTGGTGCGTTTTGCGGGCATTGGCGGTGGTGGCTAGCCAGTTATGCCATTGGGCCTATAGGCGGCCATTTGTGGGGCATTACGGGGCTATAAGGCAGCCTTTTAGGGAGGAAAGCGCTATGAGGCGTAAGAAACGACCACCGGGGCGGCCGGCAACTGGCAAAAATACGATGATTGCGATTCGTTGGCAGAAGCCATTGCTGGACGGTATCGAAAAATACGCGCAACAGCAGATGCTGGATCGCGGCACCGCCCTGCGCCAGATCGTGACGCGTTTCCTTGCCGAAAAGGGCTTTATTGATCCTGACGTGATCTACGCGGTCGCGGCTAGCGCTAAGCGGCAAGCCGCAGAGTGATGCGCTGGATACTGATCCTGTATTTCACCTGCGGGCACGGCTGCGGGCAGCCAACCTTGGTCGAGCTGCCTGATGTCTATGCCACCTGGGAGCAATGCCGGAAGGCTGGCAATGTGTGGCTCACGCCAAATGCCAATCCGATGCGCGCGGTTAAGAGCTTTGCCTGCATGAAGAACTAGGCTCTGCGCGGCCTTGACCCGCGCAGAGTATTTGTTCAGGCCACCTTCTGCCTACGTTTGCGCGGCTCAACACCACCAGCCCAGCGAGGCCGGTGCCGAATAGCCATACGGCTCCCGGTACTGGCACTCGTGCCGGACTGCCTGGCGCGGCGAAGGCCACGAAACTATCCGGACCATCATTCGTCACCTGGCAGGTTGCCGACGGCGTACCGACGCAGCCGAGAGCGGCGGCAAGGCCGATCTCGAAGTTGCTCAGCACGTCGGCGGTAATCAGCGTGTTGAAGTTCTGCTGCTCAGCCGCATCCAGGATAAACAGGAACACGGCGTTGCCGTTTCCCGGCTCCTCGGCAAGATCACCGGCGGTGTAGTTCACCGGCTGGATCACAGGGTCCAGCGAGAAGGTCTGGATCAGCGTGCCGTTGTGGTACAGGCCAAGCGTCAGTTGTTGCAGCGTGATGCCGGTCTGTCCCGTTTGGTCGGCATTGAAGCCGACGCCGACCTTGAGGCCGGTATTCCACCCCAAGAACGCCAGGGTGGGCGTGCTGGCCTTGTCGGTGCCGGTTTGTATGCCGTTGTTGACGGCGCTGATGATCCCGCCTGCCGCTGCGTTGCCTGTCAGCACAGACGGAAACAGCGTGCCGCTGCCTCCGGCCCCCGGCGTAGCCAAGCCTGCTTCAAACGTACCCGTTTGCAGCGTTAGCAGGCGAGGGAAGTCGCCGAAGCCCTGGCCTCCCAAATCCTGAAAACTCTTGCAGTTGTTATCGGTGCACAGACCGAAACCAACGCCGTTGTTCAGCAGAACCAGGTCGGCATGTGCGGCAGTAGTCATGAGCAACGCTGTTGCCGCAAGCAGCGCAGTCCTTAACCCAGACATTTTATTGGAGACTCCTTCTGTTCGGGGGTATCCCGCGTCACGATTTTACCGGCTGGCAAAATCGTCAGGCTGTGAACTTTTTCACACGCCCGATGCCGATCAGACCGGCAAGGCCCGTGACGAATAGCCACATTGCCCCCGGCAGCGGTACTGGCGTGACCGCAAACGCCAGCGCCTGATTCGGCTGTACCGGCGCGTCGTGCAAGAGATTGATGTCGACGGCGAACGGACTGCCTGTGACAGAGGCGAGATCGATGGCTTCATCCGAGAGCGTGCCAGCATCAACGCCCAAGGTCTGAAAGCCGGGATATTCAACCGACCAGATGGCAAGCTGGATCGCCGCCTTGTCCAATACACTGAGGCCGTCGAACATCAGGTCGCCGATCTCGGTGATCTGCGTCTGCGTCAGCGGCGGATTGAGCCCACCAGCACCCGCCGCGGTGAGCGGCGAGATTTGATAGGTGTAAGGTCCGACCTGCAAACTGTTGAGCAGGTCAAGGCACCAGACATCTAGCGTTTGACCGGAGTTGACGCCCGCGCCGATGAGGGTGATCTCGCCTGCAATAACGGAGCGCTGTATCGGCTGCTGGATGTCGACGCCGACGCCGTTCACGCTAAAGCTGCCATAGGTGAATGTACCGGCATGTGCGGCGTTGCCTATCATCAGCGCTGTTGCCGCAAGCAGCGCCTTCATGCCAATCTTCATTGCGCTCTCCTGTTTTTCAATGATGAATCGGTAGAGTACCAATACCGCGTGACTTCACCAAGGTGTTGTTAATTTGTTTGTTAACCGATAATTGCCTGATATACCCATTCTGCATGATCCCTATTGCGCAAAGGACGGAGTTCAATCATGGCAAGAAGAATTAAGAAAGCAGTAATGAAACGTCGTGTGACGCGTAAAAAGCGTGCTGGTGGACGGGTACGAAACCGTTCTAACGAGGCGCAGACCGCTGCGAGGTAGGCCAAGAGCCTTAGCGGAAAACCAGCCAACTAGAAAAAGCGGCAAAAAGGCTTATCCTCCCGCGCCATGCCGATGGTCGTTGGATCTCGCCGCTGGCGGCAAAAAAATAATCCTAAGCCCGAAGGGCGTCCGAGGAAGCCTGCGCTCGAGTTGAAATTTGAGGCGACGAAAGAGCAGCGCGATCTCGTCAAGCTCCTAGCGGGCTATGACATTCCCGAATTTCGCATTTGCAAACTGATCCGCAATCAGCATACCCGCCGTTGCATTGCGATTCAGACGCTGCACAAGCATTTCGAAGAGGAATTAGAGATTGGCCGCGAGACTATGAACGCGGTCTGTCTAACGATGCTTTCCTCTCAGATCCGCGAAGGCAACATGACGGCAATCATCTGGTACATGAAAAACCGCATGGGCTGGAAAGATGTAGTAGAGCAGCATCGGTTTAGCGCCGACGTGAAGCTTGACTTCAATCATGACGAGCTGGTGCAGAAATTACAGGAGCGCGGCTTGCCGCTATCCGTGTTCGGCATCGACAAGCCAACGCTTGAGTTGGAAGCGAAGCCTCATCGCAAGGAAAACGGGCCATGACACGGGTTGTGTATCCAGCCAACACAAAGCTGCCAATGCCGCCTGTAGCGATGGCTGCCGCACCGACAGCGCCGAAATGGCAGCCAACTGTCACTGTCGAGCCGCCGACAATTATCGCGACACCGCAATATCGGGAAAAGTCCGAATACAAGCTCGAGGACAACATTCCAGCGCCGCCCAGACGCGTGGGCATAAGCAAATATCCATTCCCCGATATGAAACCGGGTCAGAGCTTCTTTGTGCCAGACGGCAAACTGAAAACCATTACCGCTTCCTCGCAGAGCTATCGCAACAGCGAGAAGCAGAAGGGCAACATCGTGAGCTTTGCATCTCGCGATTGGATCAACCACGAGAAGGACGCTGACGGTAATGAGATAGAGATCCCTGGCGTCCGCTGTTGGAGGACCAAGTGATGGCAATGATTTATGGATTGCGCGATCCGACTGATACTGATCAGACAATTTATTATGTGGGATGCACCAAAAGGAAATCTCTAGCCCGCCGATTGGTTGCGCATCTGATAGAGCCAAGTCTGGTGCGAAAAGCTAAAACGGGAAAGAACATTTGGATCAGTCAGCTTTTAGATAACAATATTATGCCGGAGATCGTTCTTTTGGAGAACGTATCAGTAAGTCAATTACTCGTCCGCGAACGGTACTGGATCAATTTCTATAGAGAAGCCAATAAAAGAGCAGGAAAGCCATTTTTAAACAGTCTGCACGATCATTTATCTGGCCGCAGACAAATCACCAATGGAAAGAGGAACGGAACGCTTAAACCGGGACAGACTATGCCTGATGGATTTCGATATGGCAGCGTTTTTTCCGCAGAGTTTCTAGAGCGGGCTGCTAAAAACTGTTCTGTTCTCGGGAAAAAAGCGAGAGATACCATCATGATTAACAACGGTGCTGTCACGAAGCGTATCCAGAAGGGACAAGCGGTGCCTGATGGTTGGCGGCGCGGTATGTCACCAGAAGCGTGGATAACACGCCGACAGAAATATGGACAGTCAGGCTTTAGCAGGAGGGTCTAATGGCAGCAAAAGCGCTTGAGAATTTTATGTTCGGCCTAGCTTTCGGCTTCGGCTTCGCCATCGCGTTCAATATCCTCAACGTGATCGCGGGCCTGCTGCACGCACCGGCAGCGCTGCACTAGGAGACGGTTATGAAGTTGAAACCAGCGTTGATGGCGGCGCAGCAAGGTCCAATAGGCGTATGGCTTCTCGATGATGGCGGCAATCCCAAGATCACGATCTCGATAGACGGTCCTCGCTCGTCTAGGCCGCAACGGCAAGCGGTTGCTAACGCGATTGTCGATGCGTTACCGGATGATGGCATTGAGATTCCGGACACGTGAAACCCCGCGTTTCCGATGAAGTGTTGATGCGCGCTTGGCATAGTCCCGAGCCGGCATTCGTTGTCGCCACCGAGCTTGGGATTGAAGAAAAGAATTTGACGCGGCGCTGGCTGCGATTGAAGCGTCAGGGCGTGATTCCTGGCAATGGTCGCGATACCAGAAGATCGTTGTGGAGCAATCGCAGGCTTGTGCGGGCGCTGGAGGGCGACGATCTCAATGCCAAGTCGCAGGTCCTCATTGCCATCACCGAGGAGTTCCTGCGGCGATTGCGTGAGGCGCACAGGATCGAAGACGTGGTTGAACTGCGTCTAAGACGATGACCGCGCCAGCTTTCAATACCGACGATTTCCGCCTCGTTGATGAACTGGCGCAATTCGAGGCGCGGGAATCGTTCTGGTCATATCGCCAGTACATGAATCCGAAGATGATTTGGGGCTGGTGGCAGCGTGAGGTTGCGCTCGAGCTGCACCGCTTCTGGTTGGATTATCTGGCGGGCAAGAGGCCAAAGCTATTACTACAGAGCCCGCCTCAACACGGAAAAAGTACGATGGTCATCGATTTCGTATCGTGGGCCATCGGACAGGCATTCCTAGAGAAGCAGCCTGCGATCCGCTTCATCTTTGCCTCGTTCAGCGACCGGCTTGGCATACGCGCCAATGTCAGGCTGCAACGTATTCTCATGAACCCCAAACATCCGGCGATTTTTGGCAAGCAGATCCTCGATCCGAGGAAATCGATGGCGAACAGCCAGATGATCGAATTCGATGGTGAAGGCGTGGATCGCGGTTATTTTCGCAACACCACCGTCGAGGGCCAAGTTACCGGCGAATCATTGGACATCGGCGTGATCGATGATCCGATCAAGGGCCGTGCGGAGGCTAATTCGCAGCTCACTCGCGAGAAGACATGGTTATGGATGACTGATGACTTTATGACGCGGTTCTCCGACAAGGGCGGACTGCTGATGATAATGACTCGTTGGCATTTGGACGATCCGGCTGGCCGGTTGATGGAATTGAATCCAGATGTGCGCGTGTGCCGCTATCCGGCGCTGGCCGAGGAGGACGAGGAATATCGCAAGGAAGGCGAGCCGCTGTTTCCGGAATTGAAATCGGCTGAGTTCCTCGACAAGCAGCGTGCGACCATGACGCTGGCCGGCTGGCAATCTGTGTATCAGCAAGCACCGATCATCGTCGGTGGCGATATGTTCCCCATCGACAGGGCGACCATTGTGCGTGAGATCCCGGCCAGGGCGAATGTATCGAAGGTCGTTCGCTATTGGGACAAGGCGGGGACGCATGAAGGCGGCGCATATTCGGCGGGCGTGTTGATGACGCTGATGGATGACGGCACGTACTGCGTGGTCGACGTGCGACGTGGGCGATGGGGCGCGCTGGAGCGCGAGAGAATGATTAGACACACGGCACGGGTCGATGAGCAGTTCTATCCCGAGCTGGAAGTGGTCATCGAGCAGGAGCCAGGATCAGGCGGCAAGGAAAGCGCCGAAGCGACGGTGCGGATGATGGCCGGTTACAAGGTCGAGGCGGATCGCGTGTCGGGCGCGAAAGAGGTCCGCGCCGATCCTTTTGCCGCGCAATGGCAGGCTGGCAATGTGCGGCTGGTGGCGGCGCAATGGAACCGGGATTATTTAAATGAGATGGAAAATTTCCCGGCCGGGAAATTTGCCGACCAGGTGGATGCTTCGAGCGGAGCATTCAATAAACTGGCGAGCAAGTATCGTTATGACTCCACGCTCTCGTGGGTTAGATGAGTAAATACAAGCACTTAGCTGTGGCGAGGCTGCGGGAATTTTTCGATTACAATTCCCGCACAGGGGAATTGCGTTACCGGCCAAACCGCGCTCGGAAGTGGTTCAAGTCTAAGCGGCTATGGTCGA